TCCATGGAAAAAACTCCCATTCTTCTTTAAACCCAACTATGAGGGGTCCACATCCCCAAAAGCAGAGCTTTCATTCTCTCCCCCGGGCCGGAGACTGTCAAACAAGGGATCTTTTGTGTCTTCTGATGTCGGATTGGAGAGCATGATCAACTTTGAAGACGCTGAACCGGGTGCATATGACGGTGATAAGCTGTATTTCCATCACGATGATGAGGTTGGGAAGCTCAAAAAGGGTATCTCATGTTGGGACAGGCACCTGGTCGTGAAGGAGTGCCTTGTCATGGGTGCTGAGATCATTGGATTCACCATCAAAACATCCACCGTAGGTGAGATGGAGAGAGGTGGAGGTAAGATCTTCAAGCATCAATGCGAGATGAGCAATTACTTCCAACGGACTCCTAACGGGCAGACGAGATCCGGGCTTGCCACGTTGTTTATTCCGGCATGGGAGGGACTGCAGGGCTTCATTGATCAGTATGGGATGTCGGTCATTGATACTCCTACACCGGCCCAGGCTAAATACATCGGAAGGAAGATCGGAGCGAAGGAATATCTTCTCAACAGACGCAAGGGGTACATTGACGCAGGTGACTATGAAGGACTCTCCGAGGAAGTTAGGCTTTATCCCATGTCATTTACTGAGTGCTTCAGAACGTCAGCCAAGTCTTCAGGCTTCAATATGGCCAAGCTCGAAAATCGTATTGACGAACTGAGATTTTCCAAGGAGCTTCCCATCAGGGGCAATTTCTCATGGTATCATGGACAGCGTGACACATATGTGATCTTCACCCCAAATAAGAATGGCAAATTCCTGATCTCTCATCAGCTTAACCAGGAGGAGGCTAATCGTAAATTTTGGGACGAGACGGAAGAAACATGGAAACCCGGCAACTCATCCTGGGGATCTGCCGGAGCCGACCCCTTTAAGTTTAACAAGACAGAAGGGAACCGAAAATCGAAGGGTGGCGGTGCCGTGGTCCGTAAGGCCAAAATGAAGGACGGCAATTTCAGTATGAAACGGAAATTTGTCTGTACCTATTCTAACCGGACCTATGATAAGAACGAGTATGCCGAGGATATGCTGATGATGTGTGTGTACTTCGGAGTACCTATGTTCCCTGAGATCAACGTGGATCTTATATGGGATTATTTTGAGAAAAGAAATTATGCCGGATTTCTACTTTACAGGTTTGACCCAAAAACTTTTCAACAGAACAAAACGCCTGGTGCAAACACCAACGATAAAATCAAGCAGGAAATTTTTACCGAGTACATGAACTTCATAGAATATGAGGCTGATGAAGAAACTCATGTAGAATTGCTTGAAGAATGTCGGGACATCGGAGGCCCTGAAGAAATGCCGGACTATGACCTGTTTACTGCCGGTGGTTACGCCCTGATGGGTACGGCTCCTATTTATCAGGAACTTGAAGAAATTGAATCAAGTGAAGTTTCTTTGGATATGTTTGTTAAAAAAAGGAGATATTCGTGAAAAAAATAATTAATATCTTACGCTAAGATTTTCAGGAGATGGCAGGGTTGGCAGTAAAAAGCGTAAGCGCATACCAAAAAGGGACGTATCCATTCCCGAATGATGAGATAGATCCCAAGAAGAAAGACGCAGCATGGGGGAAAAAATTCTGCGAGGCCATGTATGCAGCCTGGGTGACGGACCGGTGCGGGATCCCATACTCACAGATCGAGGAAATGCACGAACTCCGAAGGTACGGAGCCGGGATGCAGGACGTTTCCAAGTATCAGAAAATCCTATTATCAGAATCAGAGAGTGGAGATCTTGAAGGGTTCCTCAACATAAATTGGGATATCTTCTCGGTCATGCCTAAGTTCAAGCACGTTATCCGGGGCATCTTCGAGGAACAGGATCACTCCATCATAGCCAACGCCATAGATCCCAAAAGCATTGACGAAAAGAAAGGGATTATTCTCAGGAAGTGGTTCAAGGCTCGGTATAAGGATACCCTTAATAACCTCCGTCAGATGGGAGGCGGGGAGCCGATAGACGAATGGCTCCCGGAGTCAGTCCATGAGTTGCAGGTTTATCAGACCATGGGTGGTTTGCGCCTGGCAAAAGAAATGGAGATTGAGGAGGCTTTGAACTACACATTTTATATCTCCGATTGGCAGGAGGTGAAGCGCAAAATGATTGACGACTATGGAGACATTAATTGCGCAGCAGTAAAGGATTACACAGATCCATACACCAAGAAAGCCAAGATCCGTTATGTTGACCCCCTGAACCTTGTCATTCAATATTCCCGGCATTGGGACCACCGTAACTCCGAATACGCAGGAGAAAAGATCCGGGAGAGCATCACCAATATTCGTAAAAATACCGACATTCCTGAAGACGAACTCAGACAGCTTGCTCAGTTCTATAATGGAGCCGGCTCAAACGCCAACTTAACAAATTGGGGCCTGGATGATCTGAGAGTATCTGACGGGGTATGGAAGTATGATGACTTCCAGATTGATGTCATGGACTGCGAATGGTTCTCTGTCAATAAGAAGTACCGCACCACCAGGACAAACGAAAGGGGAGAGGACTACACTTATGACGAAGAATACGGCAAAGTGTACGATCGCACCAACCGCAAGACCGAAATCAGCACATACAAGACCGTTTATCGCTGCAAATGGATCATCGGAACCGACTTTGTGTACGATTTTGGTATTCAATATGACATCCCGAGGCCCGGCAAAAAAGAGGTCGAACTGTCCTTCAAATTCTATAAACTTCCCGGCCGGTCCATCGTTAGCGTTGCTGTGCCAAACCTGGATCAGATGCAACTTGCATGGTTGAAGTTACAGAACGCACTTGCCATGAGTTCCAATTCAGGTATTGCAGTTGAATACACCTCTCTGCAGAACATGAAACTTGGTGGTGAGAAAATGGATCCCCTGGATATCCTGTCGCTACGCAGGGACACAGGGGATCTCTTTTATAAGCTGACAACCCACACCGGACGAATGAATGTCCCGGGGGGATTCAGGCCTATACAGGAGCTTGAAGGAGGGATCGGCCGGCAGCTTGAAGAACTGATCAGGATCTTTGACCTGAACATGAACTTCATCAGGGACCTGACCGGCATCAATCAGATTGCAGACGCATCCAACCCGGATCCCAATCAGAGCGTTGGCGGCAGCGAACTTGCAATCGCTCAGACAACCAAGGCCCTCAAACCGATATACTCCGGATATGTCAGGCTCAAAGAGCTTGTGGCCCGGAGTTGCGCCATTAGGATACAGAACCTTGTCAGGAACGATCCGAAGGCTTACGATGTCTATCTCCCGGTGGTTGGCGCAGCCGGAGTTAAGCTATTGGAGTTTGACGCAGAGAACATAGACGCAGACTATCACATCAAAATCATCGCCAGACCTACCGAGAAACGCAAGGAGGTCATATTACAGGCAGCGATGCAGGCCATGCAGCCCGACCGGGAGGGATATGTCGGCATCGAAATACAGGATTTCCTGATGATCGAGAGACTGCTTGAAGATGGCAACCTGAAATATGCGGAGTACTTCCTGAATTATCGCAGTCAGAAAAACAAGGAGCGTCAAACACAACTGCAACGGGAAAATATGCAGATTGATGCCAAAAACGCCCAAGAGACTGCCCGGGTGAAAGGGGAGGAGGATCGCAATTCCAAAACCTTCGAGACAGATGAAACCATTCGTCTTGAAAAGGTAAAAGCTGACCTTGAAGATCGCAACAAAGAGAGAGAGCATCAGCGTAAGATGAAAGAGCTTGCGCTTCAGGCCGGTTTAAAAGAATCAGTATCAAACACTAAATAGCTATGACAAAAGGCAAAGATTTTATCGGCAGTCCGGAGTTTGAAGCCCTAAAGGATATTCCAGGCGTTGACCCGGCAGAAATAATGAAACAGGCAGGATTAGGGGGGGATCCCACACCCCCGGGCGGGGGCGAACCCCCAATACCGGCAGGAGGCGAACCCCCTACACCCCCTGCCCCACCTATCCCGGGACAGCCACCTGTCCCATCACAGAGAACGGACCCGGCCCCCGCACCGCAGAACGATATTCTGAAGGAGATCTTCGGAGATCGTTTTAAGACGGTAGAGGAGGTCAAAAATGCTAATATAGTCGGTCAACTCGATGAATTGGACGGTCTGAGACGGACCAAGTCCGAGCTTGAAAAACAACTCAGCACGAAGCCTCAGACCAACTTCGTAAATGACGAAGTGGCTTTGTATAATGAGTTTGTGAGGGAAACCGGCATCTCCGATTATGGTGTGTTCAAAAGGTTAAATGCGGCTGACGTTGCAAACATGGATCCCGTGGATGCGCTCGTCACAAGGTATGTCCTTGAACATCCTAATCTCGCAGGTCAGGAAGACAAAGTCCGTAAGTTCGTAATCAAGAATTACAACGTGGATCCTGACAATACTGCCGAGGACGAGCTTGAGATAAACAAGATTGGTTTAGCCACCGAAGGTGACAAGGCCAAGAAGTTTCTCTCAGAACTTAAAGGTAAACTGAAAGTTCCCGCATCGGTACCGGCAGCAGAAGCTCCGAAGGATTTAACCCCGGAGGAAAAAACCGCTTTGCAGGACCAATGGGGCAAAGTCGGAACCAATGTTCTTGGTGTCCTATCCAAACTTCAGATTCCTATCAAAGGATCTAAGGACCCCCTGATGACCTATGCCCTGGCAGAG